CTCGATGAGACGGATTTCTGCCTTGGCGGCGGCAGCGTCGATGTCGATACCGATCCGCTTCGACGCCAACGTCTCCATCCGGACCCGCAGGGCCTGCAAGTCGGAGTCGGCTTCGGTCGTGTTGGCGTCGATATTGATCTTAGGGAGCGAGCGGAAGGCGGCTTCGAGCTTGACCTTCAGCGACCGGGAGAAGGCTCCCCCGACCTCCTGCCCCTCTCGAACCGCCGTGGCCCGCGCCTGGGGGCCCCCCTGCTGGAGCCCCTGGGAGATGGAGGTGCGGAGCTGGGCGACGATCCGGTTCGCGATCTGCTGGCCGATCTGCTGGCCGATCGACAGACCCACGGCACCGATCTGGCGCTGCATCGCGGGCCCGAACGAACGGCCTGCCGCCTCGCCGGCGTCGTCTCCGGCTCGCGTGGCAGCCGGTACGAGACCAGCCCGCAGGCGTGCGTAGATCCCCTGGGTGTTGGGGATGACGTCGACCTCGACCGACCCGACGGTGATGGCCACGGGAGCTCCCTCCCGCGCGTCAGGCCGCGCCTCCGTTGATCAGCTCGAACAGCTTGTTGGCGCCTGTCTCGGTGAGCACGGGCTTGCTCTTGCGCGGCTTCGCGCCGGGCCTCGCCAGGGGCTCCGGCGGCGAGGGGCGCCGCGCCTTGCTGTCGGTGTTCGCGCAGATCAGCACGTACTCGACACGGCGCAGGGCGTCGATCGCGGAGGCCAGCAGCAGCTCGGACTGCGACCAGCGCCCCTGTTCCGGCTTGCCCTGCTCCGCCTGCTCGTCAAGGTCTTCCTCAGGCATCGCGTTGCGGAGGGCCGTCATCGTGGCCGACTCCGGCGGCAGGCCCTGAATCAGGACCCGAAGCCGCCGATTCGACATCTCCCCGCGGCGATAGGCGTCGATCTGGTCGGCGTCACGCGGGTAGTGATGCGCGAGGTCGGCCTCTAGCGCTTCCGCGTGCGCCTCGGCGATGCCGTGCGTCCACTGGACTTTCCCACCGACTCGCCGGAAGCCTCGCCTGCCTCGTTGACGAACTCGCCGACCTCGTCGTTCGTCGGGTCGAGGTCGAGATAGACGTCATAGGACTCCGGGCTGAGAACCTGCTCCATGAACGCGTCGGTGTCTCCGATGCGAAGCATGCGCATGGCGCTCTGCCGCCAGGCCCCGGAAGGGATGATCTCGAGCTTCTTGCCGCACAGCTCGGCGGTGACGTAGTGGCCGGCAGCTTCGATCTCCTGCGCCTCGGCGGGAGTCACTTCCGGATCGGTCTCGGTCATGGCGCGGTCCTTTCAGGAGGGCGCGGTCGAAGAGGTGGAGAGCGGGCAGGCCGGGACCGCGCCAGGTGACGGCCTGCCCGCCGCAGTAGGGTCAGGACCCGGTGTAAGCGGGCGTGACCGGGACCATGTCGGCGTGATAGACCGTGTTGCCGGCGGCGTCCGGGTAGGCCGTGATGGTCCACTCGAAGCCCGCCATCTGGTCCTGCTTGTGGGTGACGTCGGCACGGTCGCTGATCTCGCCCTCGGGGACGTAGAAGCCGCGCGAAGTGTCACCGTCGAAGATCGCGAACCAGAACGCGCGTCGGTCCGGAACCGGGGACGCCGTCTCCGCGAAGGACGTCAGAGAACCGACCGGCGCCAGTTCCGCGACCGGGATGCGGTACTGCAGCGACTGCACGGTAGTCCGGCTCGTCTCCCACGCGGTCAGCTTGAACGTCCGCAGGCTCTTGGTGATCTGCGTGCGAATCGGAGAGGTCAGACCCCACGGCGTGAACTCCTGGCTGTCCTCGTCGAAGCCCTGGACGAGGCCGTCGTCGGAGATGCAGCCGAGCGGCTTCCACGCGGCAGCAGGCTGGGTCAGGGGGGTTGCGGGAGCGGCGGTGCCGATGTCGGCGACCCAGCCGCCGCCGTTGGCGCCGATCTGAGTCAGGTCCGCGGCGCGGGTGATGTTGACCATGAGGTGGGTCTCCTACATGCGAAGACCCCGCCAACGGACGGGGTCGGGACAGGGCCGGCGCGGTCCTGGACCGGTCAGGAGACCGGGTGACTGTAGATCTCGTAGGTGGCCCCGACGCGGCGGAGCCCGGTGTTCTCGTAGGGTCGGACGCCCGGCGCCGTGGCAGTCGTCACACGACCGACAACCGCGCCACCCGTGATGGACCCGGGTAGCTGTGAAAGCAGCAGGCCACGGATCTGTAGAGACAAGGCGATGGCGGGGCCTCGCGTGGCCGCGTAGACGTCGATGTCGACGAAGGCACGATCGAGGCGGAACCCGTCGTCGTCGCCGGCAGGAATACGCTCCACCTGCACCGTCGGGAGCTCGCTCAACAGGTTGTTGTCGAGCTCGTCGCGGACCACGACACCGCTGCCGAGGTGACCCTGCAGCCACTGGATGACGAGCAGTTCGACATCCACCGACCCGACGGCGGCCACTACCGGCCTCCGATCTGGGCGGCCCGCAGCAGCACATGGTGGGCGTGAACCTTGTCGGTACCCCACTCCACCCAGCGCGCGTAGTAGGCGCTGTTGCCGACCACACCGACCGGGCGCTTCTTCCGCGACCGGCCTACGGCCTTGCGTTCCACCCTGGCGTACCAGGATCCCTTGTACTGTCCGGCGTGCGGGTCTCCGCGACCGCCGACCGGCGAGATGGACACGGCGACGCTCTCGATGAGCTGCGCGCGACGTAGCATCTCGCCTGCGATCATGGGCGAGTTGAGCATCTGGCCGACGCCCCGGGTGGACATCTTGAAACGGGCGGTTGCCATGAACACCCCCTAACCGGTGACTCTGTCCGCAGCGAACTGCACCGGACCGGACGTTCCCGTAAACGGAGACCTGCCCCAGTCGCCAGGCTGGCCGGTGATCTCGCAGACCTGGCCGCGGATGCGGACCTGGTCGGTCGTGACAAAGTCGGAGCCGGGCGGCGCGTACACCGTCCAGCCGACTATCACCGTGTCCCTGGCCTGCTGCTGATCACCGCCGACCTGCGGAGACTCGGCCCGCGGGGTGACAACGCATCCCGCGATCGGCATCTCCGTCAGGGTGCCGGGGATCGGCTGACCGCGCGGATCCCGGCCCGGCGAGGCTCCGCGACGCAGACGCACCACGGTCTCACCGTAGGGATACGGGGAAGGCACTACACCCACCCCCAACCCGGTTCGAACTCCAGCCCGGGGCCGTAGCTGTCATCGATCGGCCAGCTGGGCGACGGATCCGCAGTCTCCGGCGTCGGATCCACCGTGAACGCCCCGCCCCGCCCGGCCAGCGACTTGAGGGCCGCCTTGTCGGACTTGGTCAGGTACAGCCCACCAGAGCCCGTCGGACGCTGCACCGACATCGGGCCGATCGTCTCGTAGGACACCTGCTGAGGATTGACGTAGGCGCGGCCGGCGACCGACAGCACGACCGCTGTCGCCTCGTCCGGCAGAGGCTTGACGACCGACTGCGCCAGGGCGACAGCCTGCTCGATCAGCAGGTCCGCCCGGTCGCCTGCGATTTCCTCCAGCCCCAGGTACAGGGCCAGCTGCTCGGCGGTAGGAGGGACGAACGTCATGCCGGCCTCCTAGGTCAGGGCCTCCACGGCATCGCACCAGGTGGCCAGGTCGGGAGCCGGATCCAGCTCGGCCGAGCGGGCCTTCGCCCGTTTCGCGACCAGGCCGTATTCGGTGCGGGACGACAGCAGCTTGCGGATGGCCATCTCGTAGCCGTCCACGTCGTGCAGGTCGATGAACACCCCTGCCTCGCCCAGCGACTCGCACAGCCCCGGGGTGGGGTGGGCGATCACGGGAATTCCCGAGGCCATGGCCTCGACTCCGGCGCGACCCCACGACTCGTAGGACGACGGCATCAGCAGGATCCTCGTCCGCGCGTACACGGCATCCCGCATCTCATGGCCGCACATGTGGTCGATGACCTCGACGTTCGGCAGGTCAGGGACGATCTGCTCGCCGTAGGCGCCGACGACCGCGAGGAATTGCACGTCCGGCATGCGCCGGGCCAGCCTCTCGAAGAGGGCGCCGCCCTTCTCCAGATTGAGGTTGACCAGAGTCACCTTGGAGCCGGGCTTCGTCCGGTACTCGCCGGCGAAGACGGGCGGCCGGACAATGACGTCACGTCCGGGGCGTATCCCCTTGGGGTACTCGGCGAAGAAGAGCTCCGCCTCCCGCTTCATCCAGTGGCTGTTGTACACAGCCAGCTCGCAGCCGGCCGCCATCTCGCGGAAACTCTGCCGGTGCGTGTTGTGGCAGACCACCGCCAGCGGCTTCCCGTACCCGCGAGCCAGCGCTCCGGCCGACGGCACGTTCTCCAGGTGCGAAACGACGACATCGGCCCGCCGGATCGCGGAGGCGGCATCCAGGCGCGACTGCAGAGGGACGACCTGGACGCCGTCGAGCTCGTAGTCCGCCTTGTCGTCGGTGTAGCGGGACAGCCACACCGACACGTCGTGACCGCGCTCGACCAGGGCCCGGAGCTGACTGTGGACCATCCACTCGGCTCCGGCGTTGTGGCGCGGCGGGTATCCGTGCAGCCGGGCGACGATCCGCATCGGCGCCCGGCCACCCTCCACGCCCGGCATCAGGAGGAGCCGCCGGCCGCCAGGTACTTGACGAACGCTTCGACGTCGCCGAGGACGAAGCCGTAGTAGGCCTCCGCCAGCAGGAGAACAAGGTTCTCCTGGAAGGCGGAGTGCACCCCACCTTCCTCGTCGATGTACGTTGCTTCGCGGCTGATCTTGACGGTGATGTCCATGCCGACGCCGTAAGCCGTCTGGGACCAGTCACCGCCGATGCCTCGCAGGCCGGTGTCGATGGTGCCGGACTGGCGACGGAGCTTGCCGGACACACTGCGAGAGTAGGCGACCGGTTCGCCAACCAGGGTGCCGGCGAGGGCAGCGCCCGTGCCGGGGGCGGTGGTGTCGACGAAGATCGGACGGCCGGTCGTATCGGTCGCACCGAGCAGGGACGGCTTCATCCGGTGATCCAGGACGGTACCGGTGTAGTCCCAATCGTCGTCGATGGTCTCCTTCATGCCGTTGACGAGATCCTTGTAGATACCGCCCGTGGACTGGGAGGCAGTCCCGATCGTGACCGACTTGCTGGTCTCGGCCAGATAGTCGGCGAAGGGGCCGGTAGCACCCTTCATCGTCTTGCCGTGGATCGCCGCCCGGTCGAAGGCCCTGGCGAAGGCAGTCGGCAGGTCGCGACGCAGCTGATGCCACAGGCCACCGGCATTGGAGTCCGCGACCTCCATGGCGACCGGGATGAGCACAGCGATCTTCTTGCCGGTCATCTGCTTGATGTCAACGCCGCCGGTGCTGATCGGCTTACGGCCGGCCTGCTCGACCCAGTCGGCCGTCGGCACGTCCAGCGGCACCGGGACAGCCGTGTTGGCGGTCATCGCCAGCGGCACCCGCTTGGCGAGCGACATGATCGCCGACTGCTCGACAGACTTCTCGAAGATGGGCCCGACAAGAGTCTCGGGCAGAAACGTGCTGTCGATGTCCGACAGCTTGATGGGCGGCGTAGCAGCCATGAGTTACCTTCCTCAGCGGCCCTTGTTGAGGGCCCTCTTCATGAACCCGGCAAACTGCTGCTCCGGGCTGTCGGGGGTTCGATTGCCGTTGCCTGAAGAGCCCTGGGTGCGGTCCGGCGCCGGTCGGCGGGGCGCACTCTCATCGGGCCTCGCCCAGTGGGGCTTGCGCTTGATGAGGTCATCGAGATCTCGCTGGATGCCTGCGCCGTCGATCGCGCCGTCCTCGTCCACGTAAATGGTGAGGTCGAGGGCGCCGACGGCGTCCTCCGGATCCGCGAACTGGCGCGCGGCGAGGGCCTCCACCTTCGAGGCGACCGCAGCGCGAATGGCCTTTTCGGCCCGTTCGCGCTGGGTGGCGACTTGGTCGGCGAGACGCTCGGACTCGGTCTTCTGCGCCTCCTCGAGCTCCTTCGCCCTCTTGGCGAGGGGTTCGAGCTCCTTGAGTCGCTTGCGGAGGTTCTCCGCTTCCGAGTTCTTCTTGCGGAGCGCGGACTCGGCCCGCCGGCGATCGAAGGGTTCCTCTTCGGAGCTCTCCGCCTCCTGGGCGGCCTCGGTCTCCTGCAGGCCTTCGACGACGATCTCGTGCTGGGTCTCTTCAGGCATGGTGAAACGGCCCTCCAGGGGCTGAGAGAAGGTCGCCTCCAGGGCGGCCGTGGGGGTTACAGGGCGGGCAGATGCCCGTTGTCGGCGAGAGCCCGCCGGAAGCGGCGGAGCTGATCGCCGGGGTAGGGGGCGGCGAATTCGCGGTAGATCCGATCCCACTCGGCCGCATGTGCCGACAGCTCGAACTGCTGCCCGCGGAACACCGGGATGATCACGCAATGGCAGTTGTCGTGGAACTTCACGACGCTCGCATCCCCGGTGAACTTCTCGTTGGCGTCACGACCCGCGGTGCGGGCGTTCTTGTACACCGCGCCGCGGGACGCCATCAGTTTGCAGAAGTGGCAGCCTCCAAGGGCTGCGGCTCGTGCGTAGGCGACCGCTTCGCGGTCCCGGTCGACGGCCTGCCGGGTGGTAGCCCGGCCTTGGTCGGCGACAAGCTTCTGGGCGACGCCCTCGGTGAGACGTTCGGCTTGGGCGAGTCTTATGTCGAAGGGCTCCTGCTCGGCTCCGGTCTCCCACAGGCCCCTCGTCGCCCACCGCAGGCTGGCTTCCACCTGCTCCTCCGGAGGGCCCGGCGCCGGCTCGGCGTCGAAGCGGCCCGAGGTCCCGGCCGAGGCGCGCTGTCGTTCGTAGGAGCCGGACGCCACGACGGCCGAGGCGGCACCGTACTGGTCGATCAGCGCCCGTACCGCAGCCATCCAGAGAGGCACCGACTCCTGCAGCCGATCCGGACGGATCAGCCGGCGCAGGCCGCGGATGTCCCGCACCAGCAGGCGCGTCAAGGCGTTCTGCGCCGTCCGCATCTGGCCGGCCGCGGCACTGCTGTCAGACGTCCTCGTCGCCATCGGCGGTCACCTGCGCAGGCTCCTGAGCGGGCTCCTCGGCCGGAGGCCGAAGCAAGCCGACCACGAGGGCTTCGCCCTTCGCCCGCCGCCGGTCTGCGGCAACCCGACGCATCTGGTCGGCACTCAGGCCGGCCATTTCCAGCAGCACCTCGCTGTCCGCGGGGACGATGCCGGCCCCGGCCAGCTTCACCGCGGCGTCGGTCTGGGCCGCGAGCGTCGGCGTGGCGGGGTTCCGCCAGCGCGTCTCGATGCGGCGTTCCTTCGTCGGCGGCTCGCCGTCCCGGACCCACAAGGCCAGCCGCATCATGTCCCGGTAGGTGGCACTGAAGCGACGGATCCGGCGTTCGGCCTTCTTGACCAGCATGGCTTCGCTGGAACGGATGGCGTCCGCGCTCGCGGGGTTGTCGCTGGTGTAGCCGAGCATGTGCGGCGGCAGCCCGAGCTGGGTGGCCATGATCCGCGCGTACAGATCGATGATTCTCGTCTGGCCGGACGGATCGTGCGCAGTGAAGGCGCCGACGGTCGGAACGTTGCCGTCCTCGTCCCGCTCCAGCGCCAAAACGCGGCCGATGTACGTCTCCCAGGCGCTCTTGGCGTTGCCCTCAGCGTCCTGGAACGCCGACTCCGAGGCGCCAAGAATGTAGCGTTGCGGAGCCCCGAAGAACTCGGCCGCCACCTCAATGCCCATCAGCCGCCGGCAGGCAGCATCCGTGATGGACATGACCTCCGGAGTGATCTCCGAACGGCCGACTCGGTCAGCAGTTCGCTGCCGGTTCGCCATCCGCAGCACGGGGACAATGCCCAGGTTGTGTACGTCGCGATCCAGCACCACCCACCCAGAGTTTGTCTCCACCGCCTGAATGGTCTGATTCGGCAGATACAGGCTGAGCAGCCGCTCCTCGGGGCCCAGGCCGTAATCCCATCGGTCCTGACACTCACGCAGCGCGGACAACGGCACGCGCAGCCGAGCATCCCAAGCCAAGGTCATATCCATAGGCGACTCGAACGAGATGATCGACGGAGCGTCATCCTCGTCCGGACTGCCGACGGTCACATACTCCCGGCCGTAGGTAAGGGCATCCAGATGAGCGAGGGACGCCTCGTCGTAGATGTCGTTCGCCTCGGCGATCTCCTCCAGGTCCGCCGAGTCCGAGCCGTCCGCCCATCTGAACGCCTCCAGGTCGAGACGCTGCTCCAGCGCCTCGACACCGATCCGCGGCCAGCCGATCACCGTGTGTAGCGTCTTCAACTGCGGCGGGATCGAAATGCCCAGGTCCCGGATCAGCTGCTCGCCGTTGAAGTAGCTGTCGAGCAGCTCCAGCCTGAACCGATGGCCGAGAAGATCTGACCGCAACGCCGTAATGATCATCTGTTCGTCGTCCGACAGCGACAACAGGGGCAAAGTGGGGATCGTCACCGCAGCACCACCACCCTCCCCTTGCCGCGGACCGTGGCCCGCTTGGTCCAGGCCGTCGAGTTCAGGACCATCCGGCGCAGCATCCGTGCACCGATCGCGCACACCGCGAGGTCGACCTTTCGAGCCGACTCCCGATGCTCCTTGCCGATCGTGTAGCCCCAGGCGTTGGTACGCCGGCGCGCGTTCGCGACGTGCTGCCGCAGCACCTTGTGGCCGTCGTGAGTCAGCTGCCGCTCCAGTACGTCCCGATAGAAGCGGTCCACGGCTTCCGTGAACGTCTGCTGCCGGCGCCGGTCGCGCATGTCCCACATGACCGCGTGCTGGCCGTGCCCTGAGGCGACCGCCTTCAACTTGAGGCGCTTCCCGTACCGCTGGGCCCAGGCGTCGATGAAACCGTCCCAGTACCGTTCTCCGTCCGCCTCGTCGAAACCGGACCCCGGGTCGGCGAAGAACGCGAGCGGCTTGTAGGTGGCGAACGTCAGGTCCACAACACCGTCGACCTCCTCGCGAGGCACCCGCCAAGGCACCCCGTCAGGCCAGTTGGCCGGCCGCTGCCACAGGCCGAGCGTCTGCAGGTGCCCGTCGGACAGGCGACAGGCCACCAGACCGGTCGCGTCGTCCGACTTGGAGCCGTCGAAGAAGACGACGATCTCGTCGCCCGGCTGCAGCTCGATCCCCTCGTGGGGGCAGGCGTTCCACTCGTAGGGCGCCAGATAGGCGTCCTCCGAAGCTGTGATCTGGTTGAACCAGAAGCGACGCGAGCGAGATGGCGGGTTACGGACGTCGAGGATCGACGCCTTCAGCCGCTCGATGTCCAACCAGATCGAATCTCCGCGGACCGCACGCAGAGTCGGCTCGATCCACTCCTCGGACAACTTCGCCTCGGCGGGCGCCTCGAGACTGTCGTAGAACAGGCCGACGTCAGCCGCACGCCCCGCCTCCGCAGACTCGAATGCTTCCCGGGTTCGCTCAGCGACCGAGTCCTCGCCAGGCTCATAGGCGTTGGTGTTCGCCAGCGTCCGGGACTGACAGTCAGCGCTCTTGGTGGCGTTTCGTTCGATCACCGCAGCCATCTCATGGCCCTGGTTCGACTCCAGCCAGTGATGGGTCTCGCCGAGACTGACGAACGTTGGCCTGCCGCCCTCGAGAGCTCGCGG